TCCTAGGCAAATAAAGGTTGACAATAAATGGGTTTGGGTCTATAATACATGTATAGATTGATTAAAGGAGCACGAAATGACTGAATTTGAAACTAAATGTTACGGTATGTCTGAACAAGAAATCCGCGAACAGTACATGGAAAGTATTACCGCTAAGTGTTCTGGTCTGGAAATGGTCGTGATGGGTATCATGAGTGACTGTCAAGAAATGATGGCAATGGGCACTGGTCCTCGTTCAATTGAATACGTTCGTAAACAAATGAACGTAGCCAAGTTTATTCTGTCTGAAATGATGGATTCAAAGGTATCTTAAATTTGACAATAAATGGGTATTGTGCTACAATACTTGTATTGACACTGAAATAAAGGAAACAAATGTCTAGCATCGTTCGCATCACTTCTGGTTCTTATCGTAACTCACCTGTGAAAGGTGAAGTCTTTCAACTGGTTAAAGGTTATCAGTTAGGCTCTAAAGGTGGTTTCGTTACAGTAAAAAATGAAGGTCAATTCCCGGGTCGCCCTGACGAGGTCCGTGTTCAAATTGACAACAAAGAATGTATTGAATTCTTGTCAGGCATGCCTACAATTGAAGCAAAACATGTAACTGAGGAATCTGAAACAGAAGCAATGGACCGTATTGCTACTCGTTTCGGTGTACTTGATGAAATGTCTAAGGCATGTATTGCAGGTGACATTCGTGCTATGATTGTTACAGGTCCTGCAGGTATCGGTAAGTCACACGGTGTGTCATTGCAAATGGAAAAAGCAAGCTTGTTCGATCAAGTTGCAGGTAAAAAAGCACGTTTTGAGATTGTCAAAGGTGCTATGTCAGGCATCGGCTTGTTCGCTAAGTTGTACAAATTTTCTGATGCTAAAAACGTTCTCGTTTTTGATGACTGTGATATCTGGGAAGATCAAGACGCTATCAACGTACTGAAAGGTGCGTTGGATTCAGGTAAGACTCGCCGTATCTCTTGGAACAAAGATTCACGTATCTTGCGTGAAGAAGGTATCCCTAACAGTTTCAACTTCAACGGTTCTATCATCTTCATTACAAACAAATCGTTTGATAACAAGAAGGCATCTAAGATGCAACCTCACTTGGATGCGTTGCAGTCTCGTTGTCACTTTCTGGACCTGACAGTTGATACTGAGCGTGACAAAATGTTGCGTATCAAACAAGTTCACCGTGATGCTGATGGTGGTCTGTTCAAAGATTATGATTTTACACAAGAACAGACAGACGAAATTATGTCGTTCATCTGGGACAATCATAACAAATTGCGTGAAGTGTCCTTGCGTATGTGTTTGAAAGTTGCAGACTTGGTTAAGATTTCTGGCAACTGGCGCGAACTTGCTAAAGCAACTTGCATGAAAGGTGCTTGATATGCAAAAGGGTTTTACTCTCATTGAAATGATGATTGCAGTTGTTATGGTGATGATTCTAGGATTGGTTGTTGCCGGAGCAGTGTTCGGGACATCCGCTGGAAACACAATCAGCTATGGTGTAAATGGTATGACGGAAATTCGCTGTATTGATGGTTACCGATTTGTGATCGATCAACACGGACAAGCCCGTCAAGTACTTGACGAATTTGGTAAGGGCTCCCGCTGTGAGAACCCTAATTTAGGCAAACCAGGTTCATTTGGTAGGTATTAAAGGTTAACCCCTGCAGTGTGCGTAGAGGCAACGTCAATAAGTCCTCTCCGATAATAGTTTTTCATGGGCTCTTTCTTTCGGGGACTTCGGTCCCCTTTTTTTGCCTATTAATTTGCTTTTGTATACAAGAATCAGTTATAATATATGAATGGCAGATTTAAAGTCAAAAGAAGATATTTTATATTTCATGATAAGCGGCGTACTTAGAATAAGCCGTAGTGACCTTCGGTTCATAACAAACTTGCAGAGTATCGCAAAAACAAAAAACTATATTACTAGCAATCAAGCTAAACTATTGAACACGATTATTTTAAAATACGAACGTCAATTGGCGAAACAAGAAATGTATGCTGAGAAGTTAACATTATTACCTTGGAATGTAGAAGTACTAGAAAGCACACATTCATATACTGATGCATTTATTATAGTTGAGCACGGTAAAATCTATTTTAGATCACCATATAATAAACAATTCATAACGGATTTCAAAAATCATTCGCCCGGACTATTGACATGGAACATAGAATTAAAACGATATGAAGGTGACTATAGTACTAGCGCATTGAAATTTATAGTAGTAATGGCTCCTAAGTATTTTAGCGTAGTCAATCACTGTGAAGAAACAACACGGCTGTTAGATTCTATATCTGAATATAAAGATAGTATGTGTTGGGATCCTACACTAGTATCTATTAGTGGTCAGTTAATGGTCGCGGCAATTAATCAGCATCTAGCAGACGTACTTGCTGATTTTAAATTGAACACGAACACATCAACGTTAGCTAGGTTGGCCAACTACGGAGTAAAAGAACATCCTTCGTTATTGCATTCTGATTCAGAAGTGTTTGCGGCAACGTATGATCCACTAGTTGAAATATCTAATATTCCTAAATTAGTAGTTTGGTTGAAGGAATTAGGTTGTGACTATGTTTACCTGTCAGGTGGAAATAGTCTTTCAAGAATCATCAAGAGTATAATTACAGAGTTAAATAATAAGCACCTTCTACATTCTGTTGTCACATACAGAGACAAGCCGGCTGACGTTACACAATTCAACTTCCCTGTTATAGTTCGTTTCACACGAACAGGAAACATTGATGTTGAGCCAAAGAGAATTGCCAAAGTAATTACAATGGTAAATTCTGAACCCATAGATATAAAATGAGACAATGTAAATTAATAATCCGTGACGAGGTTAACGTCAAAATAGAAGGTCTTGAACTAGCAGAGCGTAAAGCATTGATGAAAATGTTTGAGTTTGATGTTCCGGGTGCAAGATATTTACCAAGTGTCCGATTAGGCAGATGGAATGGTAAAACAAGCTATTTCAGTCTAGGTGGTAGCACGTATGTAAACTTGTTACCAGAGATTCTTCCTGTATTGGATAGGGTAGGGTATGATATTGAATTAGAAGATACCAGAGAATACTCCACAACCTTTAGTTTCACTGAAGTAAATGAGGATACATTTAAGCACAAGACATGGCCTAAAGGTCATCCAATGGAGGGACAGTCTATTATATTACGTGACTATCAAATTGAAATTATCAATAACTATCTAAAGAATCCGCAGGCATTACAAGAGATTGCTACTGGCGCGGGTAAGACACTAATCACTGCCGCATTATCATATTGCGTAGAAAGTTATGGTAGAACAATTGTTATCGTACCAAATACTAGCTTAGTCACACAAACAGAGAAAGACTATATCAACTTAGGACTTGATGTTGGTGTGTACTACGGTGGCAGAAAAGAGTATGATAGAACACATACAATTTGTACTTGGCAAAGTCTAGGTAACATGATGAAGAAGACTAAAGCCGATGAGGCAGAAGTACCTTTTCAAGACTTCATTGAAGGGGTGGTATGTGTTATTGTTGACGAAGTTCATCAAGCTAAAGCTGATGTATTGAAGACATTACTCACCGGAGTAATGAGTCAAATTCCGTTAAGATGGGGATTGACTGGAACGATACCTAAAGCAAAAGCAGAATCAATGTCACTCACTGTTAGTTTAGGTCCTGTCATTAATCAACTATCAGCAAGCACGTTACAAGAGATGGGTGTATTATCACAGTGTCATGTTAACATTGTTCAATTACAGGATGAGATGGAGTTTACTAACTATCAAAGTGAACTTAAATTCTTGACCAGTGATGATAAAAGAATGCAAAAGATTGCTGAGTTAGCAAATACCGTTAAGGACACTGGTAACACATTGATCCTTGTTGATAGAATTGAAGCTGGGCAATTACTACATCTCAAGTTAGAAGAATTAGGTGTGGCAGAAGACAATGTAGTGTTTGTGTCAGGTGGTACTAAAGGTACGACTAGAACTGAACACTATGATGATATTGCTACAGCAACTAACAAAATTATCATTGCTACGTACGGTGTTGCGGCAGTTGGCATTAACATTCCTCGTATCTTTAATGTGATGCTACTAGAACCGGGTAAGAGCTTCGTAAGAGTTATTCAATCAATAGGTCGTGGCATTCGTAAGGCAGAAGATAAAGACCACGTCATGATATGGGATATAACCTCATCATGTAAGTTTGCCAAAAGGCATTTAACTCAGCGGAAAGCATTTTACAAAGATGCGTCATACCCGTTTTCAGTTGAAAAATTGAAATATAAATGATATAATACATTATGCGTATATTAACCCTAGACAACGAATTTTACAACTTAGAAACATTACCGGAAGAAATAGATGACCTCCGCTTTGCAATACTAGACAATAGTAACCCGCAAAACGTAGACTATCATTATATCCCGTTAATCTTTTTAGAATCATTTAGTGCTCCGGCACTAGTGTTAAAGATAGGTGATGCTACTATCAAAATGCCAGTAGACTGGCAGATACTCATCGGTGAAAAAGAACACGGTGACTTAGAGACATTACCTCTTACTAGTATTAATGATAGAGGGTTTAATTCATTTGAGTTCAATCCATTGACTAGTTTTAGCCCAAGTTTCTTGCCCATTGAAATAGTAGACATTTATCACGATGTTACATGGTACGCTCCTCGCTTAAAGAACGGGCAATTTTTGTGTGTGCCTATTGATGATGGTCCTAAACCACGCTGTGTTTACTTTGTAAAAGAAATTAGTCGCAACTGCGAGATTGTAGATTATTCACAGGCATTCTAATGGCAACTAAAAAAGCAACAACCCCTGCTGATGAAAAAATAGAGAAGCAAGACTTCCCGTTGTTTGATGCACTTAATGCGTTAGACAGAAAAGACTATGCATGGTTTGATTCATTGAGCGAAGAACAACAGCGTAAATTTGTTGCATTTATGATGATAAAGTACATGAGTTATCTTAAAGGCTCAAGTGCCCTTTCAGCATACTATGTGATGAGCACCGATGTTAACGCAAACAAATACTTCTTTA